CAAGAACCAGAACCTGCGTAACACCTTGTGTGTTTATGACGCATCTGTGAACGGTGACGAATATCCAGAAGTTTCTATCCTGGGTCGTGCATCCACTGTTAACTTCAACGTTGCAAACTCTGTTCTTATTCTTGCATACAAGAAAGGTCCAGGTATCTCCACTGCTGACTTGTCTTCTGGTCAGGTGAGCGCACTGCTGGCTTGTGGTGGTAACGCATTTATCTCTGTTGCTGGCAACACCATGTTCTTCAACGGTCGTATGGCTGATGGTACTTGGTTCGATTCAGTGCAGGGCGTTGAGTGGCTGACTCAGAAAGTTCGCCTGAACGTGTTCAACTTGTTCTACACCTCCACTACCAAGATTCCTTGGACGGATACTGGTGTAGCAATGGTTAACCAACAAGTAACTCTGGCGCTTGAACTCGCTAAGACCAACGGCCTTATCGCTCCGGGCTACGATAACGAAGGCACCTTCTACCCAGAAGGCTACAAAGTTATCTCGACTCCGTTGGAACTCTTGCAGTCGCAGAAGGGTGAACGTATTTGGGAAGGTACTTCCTTTATTGCTATCGGTTCCGGTGCAATCCAGGGTGCTGTAATTACTGGCAACTTCATTCAGTAAGGGTGAACAGTGAAGCAATATTCGTTTTATAATACAGACCTCCTGATTGATGGTGCTCGTGTAGACGGCTTTCAGGCTGGGCAATCTGTTATTACGGCACGCTACAACGTGCCACAACACGTTCCTGTAATGGATGCGTATGGCAAACTTGCTGTAGCAACCACGGCTGACCAGTCTGGGGTAATCACTTTCCCTCTGCTGCAAACTGCTGATTGGAACGAAATCCTGTACCAGCGTGCACAACTTACTCGTGCAACTGGTCTGTCTGGTAACAAATCTCTTTGGGAACCTTTGCAGTTGCAATTGGTTGACAAGATGGGTGATGTTCTGGTCAACGGTGTTAACGGTGCAATTCTGCAACAGCCTGCTATTGTTCGTGGTGTAACCTTTACATCCAACATGTGGGCCATCTTTGTAGAACGCCTCACCATCGTAACTGGCCAGTATCCAGAAATCGGCGTATAACATTAAGGTAAGAGCATGGCTTGTGAACTTCGTCAACGCGAGTTACAAGCCGACTCTGGTGATGTAGTTTTGGTTGGTACTCGTCAATTGGGTGCCAGCCAAGCTCTTGACCTTCAAGTCGAGCTTGTTCAGAAACTCGGAACTTCAATCTTCCCGTTCGTAGAGAATAAATATAACTTTGCAGACATTATTTATTTAATGCAGCAAGGTGGGACGAGTAATGAAGTAACAGAATTAATTAAACGTGTAGTGTGCATGGCAACCATTGATGGTGTCGAAGTTAATCCACGCACTATGCAGATGAAATATAACGGCAACTTGATGCTCATGCACCATGTGTTTGCATTTGTTTTGGAATCGAACTTCCTTGATTTTTTCAAGCAAGGGCTCGAACTCAACGAACGCAGACGATTGGAGGCGGCGGAAGCATCCAAGATGGCCGAGCAGAAGAATTCGAGTCCGGAAACGATTTAACTTCGAAGTTCCCGGAAATAAAATACTTCTTGCACCGTCCTGTAATAGAGGACAGTTCACTCTGTTCTCTTAAAGAGTTACAAGATGGGACTTATTCTATTATGGATTTGTTGACCTTCCACGCAATACTTGATTTGCGTAATGAATTAAAACCTAAAGAAGAAGACAATGGCTAATAACATAAAAGATTTGATGAGAATGTCCGAAGCCGAATTGATTGGCTTAGGTGCTCAATATGGTCTGTCATTCAATCCAGGTATGCGCAAACGAGATATGGCACAGCAACTTGAATCAAGTGCTGCCTCTGGTTGGATGGAAACAAATTCACAGCTTATGGAAGAAACCTATACAGAAGATGATGGCATCTCTTATGGTACTTCCGACATGATTTCAGATTCAGCTCACGTTGCACAGATGATTTCTGGTGCTGGGCTGACTGAAACATTTCATGCTGCAATGAACGGTCCAAGTCACCATGTAGAAGCTGTTCATGCCTACATGGAGAAATTAGGTGTATCCCCTGATGATGTGTGGATGCACATGCCTAAAGCAAACCCAAACAAACCAGAAGGTCATTGGGGAATGCTTAATGCGTACATGCGTGATACGCTGGCAGGTCATCAAGATATAATGCCGGAACTTCCTGGTCATTACACTGGTGACATTATGGGTGAATACTCTACAAACCGTGGAGATATTGCCAAATCTATGGGCTACCTTGCTCATATGTATGTTGACCGTCAACAATATGACGACCCAGACCGCTACGCACGAGATGTTTATCGTGTAGCCAAACGTTTAGAATCAGAATTGCCGCAAAGCTTCCGTGAAGTTGCTGCTGTATCTGCGATGAATGTAGGTAATAAGTCGGGACCAAGAGTTTCATACATGGATTCTCTTCCTCAACTTGGTTCCGAATCTATTGTTGGTGATATTCAACATCCTCGCCAACCGCTTAACGCATCTGGCCTACCTTTAGGCTCTATGGGTTCTGGCATTAAGGCTGAATATTCTTTATCTGCATCACTATCTGGCTCTCCAGGTTGGTCTGATGCAAGTAAATCTTTATATCAAGATGTATCTGGCGTAGTTAAGTCTGCTGCCCAGGTATATGCTGGTGGTTCAGAGCGAGGGATGAATGCTTATCGCACTCAATCTTCTGACCGAGATTTAATTCTTGATTCTGCATCTCGTTATACAGACCTTGCAGATGCTCGTTCTGGTTATGACAACCTCAAGAAAGATATTGGTGATGACCCTCGTTACTCTGGTGCATCTATTCGTGGTGTACTTGAGAATGCTCACCAATATAATGAAGCAGAAGTAAGCAAAACTTTCGACCCTGCTGAACGTTTAAGAAATACTGGACCTACTGAACTTAGTACATCCAATGAGTTTACGGCAAATCTAAATGAACCGACAAGTTGGAACTCTGCAAGGGATAGAAGAGAGTCTATTGCTATTGCAAATCTCGATAGTGCTGGTGCTGGAAAGCCTAGTTCGGTTAAATACCACAATGCGCTCGAACAAGGTACGCAGGAGTGGCTTGATTTTCGTAAGCAGTACGATATTACTGGCTCTACTATTGGTGATTATTTGGGCCACAACCCCGCAACCAATAATAGCCCAATACATACAATGGGCGAGAAGATTGGCCTCACAGTAAGAAAGGATTCTCCACGAGCACGCGAGAACTTTGAGCGTGGTCACAGATTAGAGGCGTGGGCCAGGCCGAGAGTTGGTGAGAAGTATGGGGTTGAGATAACCGAAACTGGTGCAATCACTAACGATAACTATCCTGGCATGATGTACTCGCCAGATGGATTAATTGGTGATGATGCCCTGTGGGAACACAAGGCTCCAAACAACTTTAAAGATTTGGAATCTACTCCGAACTACATGGACCAGATGCAACTTGGTATGCATTTGAGTGGTCGTAGTCGTACCCTATTTACTCAAACTGTTGGCGAAGAATCTCGTAGCCAGTGGGTTGATGCTGACCCAACGTGGTTCGAACGTAACAAGAATAAGATTGCATCTTCACAAGCACGCATGAAGGCTGGTCGTGAGTTTATGGAAAGCTCTGACCTTGAGGGCAAAGACCTTATTAATGCAACTCGTGAAGTTATGTCTGGTGGTGGCATCTGGGGATACCAGACTCGTGACCACAGGGAAGGCGAAGGATACACGGCTGGTAAGCGTGGAATGGCAAGGTACAGTGCTGCTGCTGGCACTGATGATGACCCGTTCTTAAGAAACCGTACCGATGCTGGAATTGGTGCTGCTACAGCCTCTGCTGTTGGCGCTGATAGCACAACTGGCAATGACCTGATGGCTGTGTCGGTTAAGAAAGGTATCCTCGCAGCACAGGAAGAAAACAAGCTCCGTGGTCAGGATGCAGATTTCGGTGGTGGCGACGGTGGGCGCTCAGGCGGCTTCTGGGACAACATTGATGCCAGTAGCTATGGCATTAGCGGTGGTGGTGGTTCTGGTGGCGGTGGTGGACGTCGTGGGTGGCAAGCTGGTGGCAGTTTTGGCGATGACTTCGGTCGCATGGGTGGGGCATTAGCTGCTGGCGTAGCTGGTGGCAGTATTGGCTCTTTATCCACTGGTGCTATGAATGCCATGATGATGACTCCGTGGGGTCGTGTCGCTGGTATGGCTATTGGTGCTACCCAAATTGGTAACGAAGCTCTGGAAGGTCTGAATGACTTCTATGGTAATTCGTTAGATGCTGGTGTGAGTAACCCTAATGCGTACTCTTCCATGACCCAGGGTATGGAAATGATGGGGCTTAACTCACAGCAAGCTAACCGCCTGAATCAAACCACACATAGTGCCTATAACACTATGCTAAATGGCGACCCAAGCGCCGCTGCCAACATTGTTGTTGGAACCCGTGGGTTACTAACCATTGGTGACATTAGGCAGGCACAGGGCGACCCTGTTGCGTTAACACGCATTGCCCGTGAGCGTGGTAAGGAACGTGGCTGGAGTCAGGCGCGTATCGCTGGCGCTATGCAAATGGCTGGTCTGGACGGTATGGCTCGTGCCTATGACCGCACAGAATACAGCATGGGCGAGGCTGAGGCGAACGTTCAGCGCGGGGCTGACTCAAACTATGCCGAAGGCGTTGCACAGCTAGGAATCGCGCAGACGGAGCGTGCTGGGGTATTGCCTGGTTACGCTGTTCCGCAAGCTGCAATCTCATACGGCAGCACCTTTATCGAAGCAGGTGGAGATGCGGCCAGAGTGATGCGTATGACCTCCAACGGTACAGCCGATGCAGCACGTAATGTTTATGACTTTATCGCAGGAGAAGAGTCAGGGAACCGCGATTTGAACGCAGATGGTTCGGTGGTTACATCGCCAACTGGTGCTAAAGGTCGTATGCAGGTTCTTGATTCAACTTCCCGTGACCCTGGCTTTGGTGTTCGTCCTGCCAAAGATAACTCGCTGGAAGAACGTGCTCGCGTTGGTCGTGACTACTATGATGCAATGCTCAAGCGATATAACGGTGACGCAGAGAAGGCTATGGCTGCGTATACTGATGGTGCTGGAACTGTTGATGATGCTATCAACAAACACGGAACCGACTGGCTCAATGCTGTTCCTTTACAGGCTCAGAATAGGGTTAAGAAATATCGTGAGTGGGCTAATCAAGGTGACGCAATTGTTGAAGGTGCTGCTGGCTTTACACGCAATGGACTGTCTTATGGACAAACTCAACCAACCGTGGTTAACGTGGAAGTGAAAGCAACCGTAAATAATAAGCAAGCCTCTGCAACCGTATCAACTCCAAACGGACAAACTGTTACCCAAACAATCAACATGGGCAATGGTGCAATGGAACGCAGGTAAGAATGGTGCCGGGATTCGTCTCGGCTACCTCTTTAATATTAGTTGAACATGTATTAATTTCAATAGGTGTATAACATGCCGTGGATACGTGGTATAGAGATAGTTGTCTCTCGCAAGGATGACCCTGAAACTAAGTCTGTGTTTAAATCTCACAGAATTGATTTCACCATCCGGTCAACTGTTGGTTGGCCTGTTGACACTGCCGACATTACTCTATACAACCTAGGGATTGACGAGGTTAAATTCCTCCAAGACAAGTCCTATGGTGATATGTATATTGAAATTCGTGCAGGTTATCTTGAAGACGAGCGTGGAGTTAACGCTGGTCACAGTAAGTATCAAAGTGCAGAGCATGCTGATTCAGAAGTTAGGATTGAAATAGGTCCGAAACTTCCAACAATCTTCTCTGGCATAGTAACAAACGCAGTGGGATTTAGGCGTCCTCCAGAACATGTTACACAATTGTTCTGCATCTCCAAAGCATATGGTGCATCAACTACATTTACTCAAATGAAGGATATACCAAATGGGGCCACACTTGAAGATGCAATCCGTTCTATGTGTGCTGACTATGGGTTCTCAACTATTTCATCATTTGGTGTAGAAGAGTCTACATTTAAGTCTGTACTCAAATTGGGTCGAGTGTTTCACGACACCTTCCTTGAAGAGTTCAGAACACTGCTAGGAGAGTATAACCTACTCTTCTCTGTAACCACTGGTGAGATTCAAATCTTCCCAGATACCTATGGCAACAAAGATGCTGTAGATAGAATGTCTAAAGATAGGGAACCGATTAAGCTTGATGCTAACCAAGTTATTGGAAACCCAATCTCTGGAATTAAAACATTCTCATTAAATACATTCCTCAATGCAAGCTATCAACCAGGAATGATTCTGGATGTGTCACCACTGTTGGGCGAGGAATTGCTGGCAAATGGTGTTACATCTGTAACTGGTAAAGGTATTGTTCTTAATACAGACCAGAGCATATTTAGATGGGCTATGGAAGATAAATACTTCATCACAGAAGTTGTTCATCATGGTTCTACCCATGAAGTAACATTCCAAACATCCATCACTGCCATCATAGGTGACAACACTGCGATGGGTAGCAAAGAGGCTGCCTGGCAGCAAATGTATTTAAACAGTGGAATGGCGATGGAGTCTTTCTAATGGCATTAATAGATACAAGTTTGTTGGGTGATGGAATCTCTACACTCAAGAAAGCTTTTAGTTATGGTCATAACCCCTCCGTAATTATGTGGGCCAATGGGCCAGTTGTTGAGAAAGAAGATGAAGGATTGTTTGGCAAAGCCTTTGGTGGCATAGCTAAAACAATGGAATCTCTTGTAACCACAGATGCACCAGAGAGTTTTAACTCTTTTAAATTTGATGCAATGGTTAGTGAAGAACATGATGCTCAAGCAACTGTTACTAAGTTCCCTGTAAGCTCCGGCTTCCTGGTTAGTGACCATGTTATTAAGCAGAACCGTGTTCTTAAATTAACTGCTGTAGCAACCAACATGCAGAACTCTGCAATGTGGACTGCATCAATCCAGGGCTTATCTGTAGCCACTGGTGCAATCTTTAAGAACCCAATCATTCCTATTCTTGGCTCTGCTGCCGGTGCCGTAGCTTCTGCATTTGAAACAAGTAACCGAATCCAATCGACCTATGAATTGTTTAACAACTTTAGGGTAAGCGGAACTAAGCTGTACATCTCCACGATTGTTGGGCCTTATTTGAATTGCGTGGTTACAGGCATTCGAACCAAAACCGACAAGATGACTTCTGCAATATTGGCTGTTGAAATCACAGTCGAAGAGTTGCAAGTTATTGGTGAAGATACCTTAGCCATTGAAGCACGTAAAGCAATGCAATCCATGACAGACTATTCAGAGTTTGCAAAGATTGCTCAGAGTGCTGGAATAGGTGCTCTTGGTGGTGCTGGCATTTCTCTCCCAGGCTTAGGTGCTGTCGGTGCATCTGCCGTAAGCCAGCTTGGAACTTTGAAAGACAAGTTAGCCAAACTGGAATCTCCATTGTCCTCGGTTAAGGGAAGATTGTTCAAATGACAGAACAACAGGCAATGCAAGAAATCATGTCCTTGCTTCCTCCAGGATATGTTAAGACTGTGCCTTATGACACTTCGAAGGATGTATCCTTTGAGTTTCGAGGCATCACAGTCAAAATGTCTGCATTATATTTAAATGAGTATTTGAACTGCTACATGTTTGACTTGGCTTGGGGTTCTGCGAATAAGATTTATGGAATCCCTATTCGTGGTGGTATTGATATTCTTCGTCAATATTCTACACCACTGCCGAACATGTACGTTACGAATACAGTGAGTCCAGGCGAAGAGATATACACTTGGCGACAAATGTTTCT